AAAGTAGCCCGAGAGGCACTAGAAATAAGAAAAACATTACCTAAAAGTCGTCAAGCAGGTACTCTAGTAGGTTTAGCAAGAGCAAACCAATTAGCAAACGGCGACAACTTATCTAATCAAACATTAATCAGAATGCGTAGTTACTTAATCAGGGCAAGAGAGGACTACAGACAAGCAAAGAAAGCCGGTTTAAATGCCAGCAACAGCAAAGCCATACAGGCATATATGTTATGGGGCGGTCCTCGTGCCTTAGCATGGGTTAATGAACAAATAACCAACTAAACCAAACCAACCTTTATATAATTTACCACTTTTATGCACTATTTTGGCTAGTAGTGATAAATAAAAGTGTAGAAACAATAAAGTTACTACACAAAAGGAGACCAAATAATGGCAACACAAGAATTACAAAACATAGCAGACGCAATAAGTAACTTAGAAGATAGTGGATATCCAAAAGAAATTGACTTTGGAGCAGAAACATTCAATCTAATATATAACCTTCAAGCACAACTAACTAGAATAGCAGATAGATTAGACAGTATGGAAGTAAGTTATATGACAAAGGAGGAGGCGTAAGCCTTCTCTCTATATAGGAGACTAATTATGCCGTTTAAATCCGGATTTACACCACCAAATAAACCCTATGACAAACAGAAAAAAAGAACTGATGATAATAAACAATCACCATTTCATAAAAAATGGGGCGAACCTGCTTGGAAAATAGCAGAACGTGAAAACGTAAGTACTACTACAATTCATATGAGAGTGCGTAACTATGGTAATCCATATCAACGCAAAGCAAAGCCTACCTATTGGGAAGCCAAGTACGGTAAAACAATAGTAGAGATATCAAAAGAATTATATATGCACCCAATTGCACTTAACCTAAGAGAGAAAACACATGGTTCAGTATACTGTGAAGATAAAGTAAAAGATACTGGTACTTACAGAAACAGAAAAACAGAACAATATAAAGATACAAAACACTGGACTGTATTACCTCAATATAAGGGTGACCAGTACTGGCTAATGCAGGAACATCCTGATTATCAAGCCCAAAGGGATATTGCACATCAATGGGACTGTGAGAAACATATAGCAATCGCAAAACGAAGAGCAAAATCATGAAAATGATAAATATATACTGTAAAGGGCAAATTTTCCTAAAAAGTTCTAATTCGGACTATAACATAATGTTGCCACATTTGGAATTTACTAATTGTAAATTACACTTGCCCTTTACACCCCTAAGGAGTTCAACATGAGTATATCTTATTTGGACATACCTCCTACATACATTAACAAAAAAGACAAGCAAGTATACTACTATAGACGTAGAACTAACAGTGATGGAACATTCAATAAGTATGTTTATTTGCATGATAATGAAAAACATCAAATAATTGCATGGTTAAACAGATTCGTTGTAGATATAACAGCAAAACAAGTAGTTGATCACACATTCTGTGAAGTATTATTTGAAAGAACAAAAGACTTACCCACAAGTCGTGTATCTAAAAAGAGAAACAGTTATATAACACTAGCCGCAGGTATAGTAAGCAATATTATGCGTAATCCTGATGTAGATATAGCAAAGGCACAATTAAAACATATAGAAACATTATTTGTGGCTATAAATGCTCTTTATAGTGAAGATGGGCACCTATGCGATGAAATAGGATACAGTCACATAACAAAACAACCAAACGAAGTACCAAAACAGATAAAATTTATTGAGGCATAAGATAAATAGGTATACATTAAGGCAAACATTATGGCAAAAACATTAAATAAATCAATACACAAATTGGCTAAAAAATATTATGGCACAGAAGACTTATCTGCTTTAGCACCTTATCAATTGGATAAATTAGCATCATGGGTAACATGGAGTGAAGATAAAGGTAAAAATCAAAGCAGACGAGCAGAAATGGCATTAAGAAAAAACAAAAAATATCAAGGCAAAAAAACATACTCTGGTGGATTAGGAACTCCTAAAGGAAATACCCATCCAAGCAGAGTAGGATAACAAACAGGACATAAGGTTGGTCACCGGATATACAGACCCTGGCAGGACTTTGGACTATATCGTTGAAGCCGCAGATTGAGTATTCCTGTTCTCACATATGGCAAAATAAAGAATGTATGCTCTGAGAAAAAGCAACATACACTAACAGATAATCGAATGTTACAAGATTACTGTTAGCCCGAATGATACCAGAGTGGGTATTGTACGGAGGGATAAAGCATTCCGCCCTTCAAAGCAACCCAGTAACAATGACTCATCTTACCATGATGACACATTTTACTCCTATATAGGAGTATTATGATCTTTCTTCCATGATAACGGTTATAATGTTCTTACTTGGTTCGTCTTAGAAGTAAACAACTACGAAGTGTCCGAAGGCACGAGTAGTTGATTGTAAACACGAAGTGTTTGCAAGAAACACATAACTTAATTAAAACAGCATATAAATACTATTATGCTTACAAAACAGCAAGAAATAAAGGTCAGTAATAGTCTATATAGTACATATAGTGTAAACATGTACTGGAATCAGTTATATCACCAAGAAGAAGTAACAGAACAACAATGGGAAACCATTAGAGCCTTGGCTGAAATGAGCAAAACAGAACAAAACAATTACATAATTATAGATGATAAGTTAGTCAAAGCACCTACTAATAAAAAGACGCATCAAATTCCTGTAATTAGATAAATATAAGTATACGCATACAGTAGCGATAATACTGATATACAGGAGAAGCAATGTCAACTGATACAGACCAAAAGACACCTTATAAAGTAACAAACATTAAGTACGGTGAAAAGACTGTAAGAGGCCGTGTCATCGGGCGTAATAAGACTGTTATACCTGAAGAACAAGTAATGGAATTAGCACGTTTACATTGCACAAATAAAGAAATGGCAGACTTCTTTGATGTACCATTAAGCACCTTTACGGATAACTTTCGCGATATTATCACAAAGGGCAGGTTGGAAACGAAACAACGTCTCAGAGCGGCACAATTGAAGTTAGCACTCAATGGTGACAGAACTCTGCTTATATGGTTAGGTAAGAATATATTAGGTCAAAGTGAAAGTCCTATAAGTGCTGAAAACACCCAAGTATTACCTTGGATAGAAGATAACGCAGAAAAATAACTTCTGCACATAAAGATATGCAGTTAACAGATATACAGAAAAGCATCATAAACAACGATGCCAGATTCAAAATCGTAATAGCGGGTCGTCGTGGCGGTAAAAGTTATGCTTCTATAGCCAGCCTTGCCAAATATGCTAGATACCCCAATCGCAAGTGTATGTATATCGCACCCAGTTACCGAATGGCAAAACAAATTATCTGGGAAGATCTAAAAACAATGCTTAAAGAACGCAATTGGGCACAAAAAATTAATGAAAGTGATCTAAATATTACCCTAGTCAATGGTAGTACAATATTCTTGCGTAGTGCTGATAATCCAGACAGTATAAGGGGTATAGGTTTAGATTATGTAGTTATAGATGAAGCCGCTGACATACCCAAATTAGAAGAAACATGGCAAGCAATTATTCGTCCCACACTATCAGACCGTGAGGGCTCTGCTATGATAATATCATCTCCCAAAGGAAAAGGTTATCTGTTCGATTTATATAACAATGCAAAACATCTAGATGATTGGGCAAGTTGGCAATATACCACAGCACAAGGCGGTATCGTCAGTGAAGAAGAATTAGACCAAGCCAAAAAAGATCTAGATGAAAGAACATACAAGCAGGAATATGAAGCACAATTTGTAGACTATAGTGGTGTTATATATTATGCCTTTGGCGAACACAATATTAAAGATATGTTATTTGGTAGTGAAAATATACAAATACCAGTTCATATAGGTATTGACTTCAACGTTGATCCAGGGTGTGCTGTAATAGGCTTTAAACATCAAAATGGTATACATATCTACGATGAAATAGAAATATACGGTACTGATACAAGAGAAATGGTACAAGAGATACAAAGACGATATCCAAAT